GCGTTTTACTAACTAGCTTTATACCTAGCTCAGCTCCTTGTGTTTTAGGCGTCTTATCAGCGTTCCAATGTCTGCCAATAGAAGCAACGCTAAAGCTTGTGCAAGGAGGCGAAGCCCAGATAAAGTCCGGTCTGCCGTAAGTGCCTAATAGGTATTGACCGGTCATAGTCAAAATGTCCCGCTCGTCAGCTTGAAACTGTGGGTTTAGCTCAATCTTGATTACTCTGTGTCCGGCTTCTTCAAAGGCTCTGGTTGCGCTTCCAGTACCAGCGAAGAAGTCAAAGACAATCATCCCTCTAACTCCAATATTTCCTTAATATCCAATTCATCTCTTCTCGCTCCAATAATGGCATCTCGTAATATGGCTTTTCCATCGCCGTGAAACTTGGTAGTTAAATACGGCTCAGCTAACGAGCCTTCTAGCCAATCTACTTCCTCACCATTTGGATCAATTACTGTGTCGCCGTCATAGTTAAATTTGTCCAGAATGGCCTCTAGGGACGTTGGTCTGATGGTTTCTACTACCTCACTAGGGTAATAGGCTTTAAACCACTCTAGGGCCTTCCTATCGCTTTTAATGGCCCATTTGAACTTGGGTTTAGTGGTGGTTATGTAGGCAACTACCTCATCACCTAATTCCGCTTTTACCCTGTCTGCTCCTAGGCTTTCCATCTCCTTTTGTAGCTCGGCTCGTAGCTCGTCCTTTAGCCGCTTGGCCTGATCTGCTAATAGGCTTATTGCCGCTAGCTTTAGGCTTAGGTCTTTTATTGTCATTCTGCTCCCTTTCTTGATGTCTTTTCAATCGTATCTCTAATGAGTCCAATTGGACGCCCATATCTCGGGCTATGAACTCTTTGGAGAAGCCCCACTCCATCATTTGATAAATGTATTTAATGGAGTGGATACGTCTCTTTATTTGTCTTTGCTCGCCCACCCGTCCCCCTTAAAATGAACTGGGTTAGCAGTGTATAGCCTTTTTAGCGGGGAACCGCAGTGGCACACCATTGTCTGATTAGCTGCCGCAATAGATAGCCAAATCTCCCATTGGTCATCACAATAAGCGCAATAGAAATCATATGTCGGCATCTAAAAACCTTTCAAGTGTGGCTCCACCTGTCCAGTATCTCTGTTTAATGCGCTCTTGGCCAGCAGCTATAAGACAAATACGGCATTTAGCCGCTTTCATCTTGTAGTTCCCGCATTGGTCGCAGCGAGTGATTTCATCCTCTTTACTGGCTACTCTTTCTGCTGGCTCAATTAATCGCATTTCAAAACAGTTCTGACATTCCATCAACCAGACTTCTTGTCCCTCATTTATCTCTGAGGCGTATCGTCTGATTTCCCTGTGTGCGGTCACCTTCTTACAGTTCCCGCACTTAAACGGGTGCATTTCTAAACTCACTTCTGAAATACCCAACTGCCATCTGATCCGATGCGCATCCATTTAGCTGGACATTGAGCAGACTTATCGCGCTCAGGACAAACCCAGCCGCGATACTCCTTACCTTCTTTTGTGCCGGACTTAAGCACCATCGGGCCGTGGTTGCATAGTGGAATCTCATCAACTATCTCAGCACCTAGCTTCTCAGCAACATCGCTAACATCCCAGACTATTGGCTCTGGGTCATTGGGTCGATTCTCTTTGACGAACTCTGCGAGTTTAGGGCTCGTAGTCTGTATAGGTTTTTTTGCAGCAACATTCGGCTTCGCAAAGTAGCCAGCAAGGTTAAGCGCTCTTCCCAGAGAGCCTGTCTCTGCAAGTTCAAGCGCATATTGTTTCGATTTCGATTCGCTACTAAGTCCTGTTGTCCAAGCAGCAGCGTCAGCTTCAGTGCGGTAAAGCTCAGTCTTAACAATATAGACATCGCAGTTAGGCGTAAGTGATTCTTCCAAGACGTGAGTCTTGATTCGATAATCTGGATAAGCATTAATAAACTCCTTTAGCCGGTCCTGCACTGAAACGTAATCATCAAGGTAATTCGACATCTAATTTCTCCCGTCCTGCGAATTGATCTATCGCGTAAGTTAATTGTTCTTTTAATGACCAAAACGTTCCGTCTGGCCAGTTTTGCGCCTCAGCAGCACAAGGTTGGCAATAAAACCTGACCTGTGTCCTTCGGGTAGGTGTCTCGCTTTGGACTTTCCAGACTGCTGGCACTTGTGCTTTTAAATGCCAAGAGCCGTCCTTTAATTGTCCCCAACGAGATTTGCAGTAATCGCACCATTGGTGATTGTTAGAGTTCCGAGTCAGACTCAACGTCATCCCAAGCTTCTGGTGTCTGAAATCTGGTGAAAGCCAAGATAGCGGAGTATCCAACGAGATCGAGATACGAATCCTCGCGCTCTGGACTTTCCACCATTCGGCTGAGTTTTGTCGCGATAAAAACGAGTGCAACGTCAGCTGGGTCTCTGAGCTGAACACCGAGTTGTCTCGCGATTTTGTAAATGCGTAATAGATTGTGTCTCGGATCGCCATATTCAAGCCCCCGGTCGGCGAGGGTGTCACCAGCATCCGAGAGCCAGTCACTTAACGATCTCTCTGACATTTAAACTCGCTCTTCCTCTCTTGTATCCATCGTTAAAAGCTTTGGCTTTAATGCCCAAGATTGCTCGGTGTAATAGCCACCAACCAGCGATAGTTACGCTAAAGATTATTGCGTCTTGGTATTCACTCAACATCGGCATTAACTCCGAATCTGTCGAGCCAATAGGCGCTAATCTCTTGCCTACTCAATCGCCCTCTAACTGATTTGCGGCCCAATGACTCAACCGCATACCGGCGGATTAATTGGCCTTTGACATAGTTTTTACCATCTGACCAAGCGCCAGAGGTGGTATCAAACCGAATTAAATCCGGCTTATTTATCATTTATTCTCCCTTCTAAACCCTCGTAAATGGATTTAGTGGGATAAATGTATTTAATTAAATGGATTTATACAAGTAGCAATTCGGCGAGTCGGATATCTAGGTAGCCAGCTAGCTTCTGGACTGTCCCTTTATTGGCGAAGTCGGTCTTATCTGGCAAGGCCTTTAAAGCCCACTCAGGCTCGTTTATAGCCCCTAAATCAAAGCAATAGACCCCTTGTGGGGTGGAGTTGATATAAAGCGTTCTAGCACCCGTTCTAGCCCTTATATCGGCTAAATAGTCCCACTTCTTCTTCTCGATTAACAAAGTTGTGTAATGGGTACGGCGGCATTTCATTTCGATATACGAGTCGTGGGTAATGCCGTCTGCTCGGTCGGTCGCTGATAGAGGCGTTAAGTCCGGATAAATCGACTTAAGAGCCTCGAATAGTTCAACCTCGCGGAGGTAAATTAGACGTCTTCCTCTCCGTCTTCCCAACCGATTTTCTTAATCGGATCAGAAGGGTCGATAACCCAGTCCGGCCAGCTAGAGCGATCCATAGCAAAGGCCAAAGCCGTTCCTTCGTCCATTCCATTGCGGCGGCAAGTCTCATAAATCTCTTTGCAAGCAATAGCCCAAAAGTCTAATTTTGTAGGCAACTCTTTAACAGTGCGACGCTTTTTAGCAACCTTCTTAACTGGTTTTTTAACGCCGCGCTTTTGTGCCACCTTTTGCCACCTTCTCTTTGAGGGCTAGTTCAAGGGTAGATTCTAACTTGTCAAGCCGAGAAATCAGCGGAAGGTTCTCAAGTTTTATTATGTATCTAAGACCAGCTATTAGTAGGCCAATAGATCCGAGCACCGAGGCTATGAAGGCTGCGATGTCCCCCGGAGCCATTACCGGACTTTGCCGTAGCGCTCGTAATTAGGGTTAAGCCAGTTGATGATGCTAGGCAAGACTGATGCTATTGCCGCATTTACAATTGCATTTACATCTAGACCCACTGCTAGGTAGGTCGCTAGTGCCGCTGCTAGGAATGTCTTTGCCCAGCTCTCGGCTGCTTTCTTCAAGTCTTTTAGCATATCTATCTCCTTCTAGGTCGAACCATTTTCCGTTGTTGTCTCCCAGAGTTGTAAAACTGATATGAAAATGCG